TCACAGATGTTAGCAAGTGGCACGGTAGACTTGCAGTCATGGCGTACTTTGCAAGAAACAATGCCTTATGCCTTGACCAAGGTTGCTAATTCGTTTGGTTTAACAGGTAAGAGCGCTGAACGTGATCTGTACGCTAAGTTGAAAGCTGGTCAGATTACCGTTGATCAGTTGAACCAACGGTTTGTTGAACTTGACGGTGGTGTGAATGGCTTTGCAAACACAGCACGTACAGCATCTGGTGGTATCGGGACTTCATTTACAAACATGAAGAATGCCGTTGTCAACGGGTTAACAAACATGCTGACAGCGATTGATAACGGTATGAAGACCGCTGGCTTGGGTGGCATTGCAGCGATATTTGACCAGATGAAGCAAGGTATTATCGCTTCATTTGCGGTAATCAACGGAGCTGTTCAAGCTGGTATGGTGGTTATCGGTGGCGCTATCAAAAGCATGGCCGGTATTTTTACAACAGTTTTGAGTCCAGCCTTGGCGTTCGCTAAGCAAAGCTTTGATGTTTTTGTGCAAGGGACAATTACGGCATTACAACCAATGTCCGGCTTGCTCAACCACATCAAAAACGATATTGATCGTAGCTTTGATGCAGGGTCAGCAACTTCAGCGCTTATTGGTGCCTTTTCACAAGTTCTTAACGTTCTAACGATGGTTCGTAATGTTGTTATCGATGTTGTTAAAGGCTTTTTGAATACTAATGCAGTCCAGTCGGTATGGCAAGCGATCGTATCAGTCACCACAGCGGTGTTTAATATTATTCAGTCACTGGTTGTTGCTGTTGGTAACGTCATTGGTTCATTCCAAAGTGTGGATTCATCTAAGTCTGTTTGGGAATCCCTTGGGACAACGATTGGAAATATCGTTACTGCAATCGCCAACGTTGTTCAAGCTGTTGGCGATTTTACCAATATGATCCTAGCTATACCTGGTGCAACGGACGTTATTTCAGCACTTGTGTTTAGTATCGGGGGACTTGTATTAGCGTTCAAAGTTATCGGAACAGCAGTTTCGGTCGTCGTGACGGTTATCAACACATTCAAGACGGCTGTTGCAGTCGCACGTGGGGTAATGTTAGCGTTTAACGCAGCATTAGCAGCTAACCCGCTTGGTATTATCGTACTGGCAATCACTGCGGTAGTTAGTGCGTTGATTTGGTTCTTCACACAAACACAAACCGGACAGGCAATGTGGAGTTCGTTTGTAAGCTTCCTCGTTGAAACATGGAACAACTTTTCAGCCACAATTAGTGTTATAACACAGGCGATTGTTGACGGTATGCAGGCAGCCTGGAATGCCTTAGTGGCTGTTTTAGAAGCGCCTGTTATTGCAGTTGTTGCGTTCATCAACGGTGGTTTTAGTGGTTTGATGGAAAGTCTGCCTCTAATTTGGGCGAACATTGTCAATAACCTGGGCATTGTTTGGAACAACATTGTTCTTATTGCATCAAGTATTTTCCCTGGATTAGGAACGTTGATCAGTAACATTTTCCTAGCAATCGGTAATTTCTTTACAGCATGGGGAACCGGCATCCTTGAATTTCTAACTATCATATTCAACGGCATTATCAGCGTCATTACTACAGTAGTGAACGGTGTATACAACGTTATTGTAGGTGTATGGAACGCAATACCAGGGTTTGTCAGTGGTTTATGGAACGGCATTGTCGCATTTTTGTCCGGCATTTGGAACGGTCTTGTAAGCGGTGCTATTGTATTTGCTAACAATTTGTTTAGTGGTGTGCGTAGTATCTGGAATAGTATTCCAGGTTGGGCATCTGGTCTATGGAATAGCGTCCTTGGTACCATCTCTGGTGTTTGGAATGGTATTGTCAGTACCGTTGTAAGCATGGCAAATTCAGCCATTAACGGACTTAAAGGTGCATGGAACAGTATTACTGGCTGGGTTTCTGGCTTATGGAACGGTGTCAAGTCAACTATCCGGTCAGCTATGAACTTTGATTTAGGTGCTGCCGGTCGTGCAATTATGAGTAGTTTCCTAGGCGGTTTACAGGCTGCATGGGGCGCTGTTAAGTCATTCGTAGGTGGCATTGCCTCATGGATCAAGGAACATAAAGGCCCAATTAGTTACGATAAAAAGTTATTGATACCAGCCGGTAAAGCAATCATGACAGGTTTTGGTAATGCGTTGGAAGATCACTTCGCTGATGTGAAGACGTCAGTATCATCATTTGCAGGACAAATTTCAGACGTAATGGCCACTGGTATTGATAATAATGCCAACACAGTTGTTAATGCGATGAGCAACATGGTTGATTCAGCTATTTCAGCTGTTCAAGATGCCGACATCGCTGGTTCAGTTCAAGATGCATTCAATGTATCACCGCAAGTATCAGCGTTGCTTGGTGGAAAGTTTACAGCTGAAGGCTCTATTGCATCAGCGGGTGGCGCACAGGCCAACGCAATCAATACAACTAATTCAAGCACACAAACACATGTACAAAACATTACGTTCGGTCAAGTTGTGTGGAACGGAAAAGACGACATCCAAAAGACACTGGAAGACTTGGGATGGCAAGATAATATCAACAGGAGAGGGGCGATGGCATAATGGCACAAGGCGTTGTAACGTTTGCTGGTAAATCATCAAATACTTACGGCATGCGATTGCTTGCCAAAATAACATTTGAAACACCAGGGCGTGATTATGATGAAATTGAGGTGCCAGGTCGTAATGGATCACTTCTAATCGACCGTGGTCGGTATAAGACGATTGGTCGTGACTTTGATTTTGTCATTACGAAATTATCAAGTTATCCTAGCATTGAGGCACAATTAAACAGCATTTCAAACTGGTTGAACGGTGCGAAGGGTTGGCAGGATTTAACGTTTGATGGTGATCCTGATTATACCTATCGCGCAGCGATCACAAGCTCACTTAATTTTGATCGGGAGTCACCAAATCGAGCAACAGGGACGATTTCGTTCATTGTTCATCCGGTAAAGTTTTTAAATACTGGTCGAGATTTAGTGACAGTAACAACTGGGTTAACACTTGTTAATCCGTATGCGATTGAGAGCTTACCAAAAATAACAATTAACGGCACAGGCGGGGGAACCTTCAACTTTGGTTCAACCGCTTTTCGTTTGCAAAATGTCACAAAAGGCATTGTGATCGATGTCCAAAATCAGTCGGCTATTTCACTTAATGACGGATTACCGGCATATAGTCAGGTGCTGACGTACCCTTTTCCAACTTTAGTGCCAGGGGACAATAAAATCATGTTTCCGGCAGGCTTTAGCATGTCAATCATTCCAAACTGGGGGGTATTAGTATGAGTAGTCCAATTATTTTTGAAAAAGGTACACGAGACTTCTCGACACTCGGCTTGGGGTTATTGTCAGATGCTATTCAAGCAACGACAACTGAAGAATTAAATGGCCAATTCATTTTTGAAATGGACTATCCAGTTTCTGGAAACAATGCTGATTTGATTAAAGAAAATCGCATCATCGTTGTTAATTCAGGTCATATTTTAAAACGTCAAGGGTTCATTATCCGTCAGATTGTGCGTAAGATTGATTTGACAATGACTGTTTATGCTGAACACGTCAGCTATGCGACCCTCGATGTTGCTTTGGCACCGATTGGGACTATCTCTGGGGATGCGAAGACAGCGCTTGAGAATTGGAAAAGAATGCTAGTACCAGCTGTTGATTTCACAGTTGATTCTGATATCCTAACTACCAATTATACATCGATCGGCGCACCAGAATTTGAAACAGCCCGACAAGGGTTAGGTGGCCATGCAGGATCAATTCTTGATGTGTGGGGTGGTGAGTATCAATTTGATAACTGGCATATCCGACTGTTAAAACAGCGTGGTAAGTCTGCTAATGCGATCATTGCATATGGTCGAAACCTTATATCGTTTGAGCAAGATACCAATATTGCAGACACGTACACATCTGTCTATCCGTACTATCAAGAAAATTCTGGCGATGATGGGAATAAAACCCATTTTCTTCCAGAGCGAACGGTTGATAGTGAATTTGTTGGAAAGTATCCTAACCCAAAAGTCTTGATGTTGGATTTATCAAATAAGTTCAAAGGTGTTGCTGATTATTCAGAAACTAAGCTTAGAAATTATGCGCTATCGTATATCCAGTCAAACAACATCGGTGTGCCTAAAGTCAATATGAAAATATCGACTGTCGATTTATCAAGAGCAACGGGTGGTTTTTCAGAAGATATTGATCTAGGCGACACGGTTAACGTTTACTTTGAAAAGCTTGGGATTACAACATCGGCAAAAGTTATCAAAGCTGTTTGGAATGTCTTGTCAGATGATTACGACAAGTTTGAAATTGGAGCTAGACGGGCATCACTAACTGAAAGCATTTCAGAATTAGCAACAACAGCTGACGAGAATGCCAACAAAGCATTAAATCAAGCGTTGGTTGCGCTACAAAGTGCAGACGGTAAGTCGACCATTTATTATCTCAACAGTAGTGATCCATGGCCAACTAATCCAAATGAAAACGATACAGCTTTCGTCAAAGATGGCGAAAACAGTATTATGTATCGCTACATGTTCAACAACGATACAGGCATGTTCAGTTGGGTCAAGATATTAGACTCGATGTCTGCTGATCAAATCAAGCAACGCGTGAGCGATGCTCTGGAATCAGGGAAGGCATACAGTGACCAACTAGTGGCCGACAACGTAGCACAGGTTAACGCAGTGTTATCAGACGTGCAAGCCAAGCAAGCTGACCTAACAGCACAACAAGCCGAGTTGGACACAAAGGCGCAAGGCTATGCAGATAAGGCACTTGCTGACGCTAAGGCCGACACTTTGGCCACAGCTACGCAAACAGCTAAGGACGCATCAGACGCTTTAGCAAAAGCCAAAACAGACTTAACAACTAGCCTTAACAAAGAGGTAACAGACCGTACCAAGGCAGTATCAGATTTAGATACTAAGGCTAAGGGTTACGCTGACACGGCTAAAAACGATGCTATTAGTGCAGGTGCCACAGCTGATGGGGTCATTAACAAAAAGATTGATGATACAGCATCAAGTATAACTAGTACAATCAGCCAAAACAAAACGGACGCAGATGGCAAGATTACTACAGCCCAATCAACAGCCACACAGGCGTTAAACGGATTAGCTACTAAGGTTAGTCAGACGGTTTATGATGCCAAGACAGGCCAATTGCAGACAGACCTTAACACGACTACGACAACAGCTAACCAAGCTAAGACTGACATTGTGGCCATTAAGTCTGATAACACTAAGCAAGATGCCCGCATGACCACCATTGAAAGCGATGCCAATGGGACTAAGACAACAGTAAGCAACTTACAGACCGACTTAGGTAAGGCTAATGGCTCAATTACTACGCTACAACAGAGGGCTGATGGCTTTGACGCTACTGTTACTAAGGTTAATAACCTGAGTGTAGGTGGCCGTAACCTAGTTCTAGGAACGGCAACAGACACGACATGGACGGCTGAAGCAAGTAACTGGTCATTCAACGTCATTGCTACTGGTCTAAAACCTAACCAAACCTATACATTTAGTGCAGAGGTTACTCTTGGTAATACCGACCAGAAAAATACCACAATATCCCTATACGATGCACCTATCGGACAACGGTTAGCTTCAACCGACCACTTTAAGGCAGATGGTACCCGAGACCATTGGACATTTACAGTACCTAGTACCGTAGATACGCCTACAGCAAGTCTGATTATCTATGCAGGAACACCTGGAAGTACAGGGGGTAAAAGCGCAACGTATCACCATATCAAGTTAGAACAGGGTAACCTACCAACAGATTGGGGTCCGGCTCCTGAAGACGTAGACAGCGCAACAGCAAAGGCTCAACTAACGGCCGATAAAGCATCACTAGACTTATCAAAGTATCAGACAGATGCAGATGGACGCATTAGCAAGGCGCAAGCGGACATTATTGTTAATGCCAACGCTATCACGCAGAAAGTATCACAATCAGACTACAACGCTAAGACGGGTGACCTCACAACAAAGGTTAACACCGCCCAAAGTACAGCTGATAGCGCCACAAGCACAATTGGGTCATATAAGACAGCTAATGATGCACGAGTGGCCAGCGCTGAGAGTAAGATAACGGCCAATGCCAACGCCATCACACAAAAAGTTAGCCAAACAGACTACAACCAAAAAACTGGTGAGTTATCAGGTCAAATTAGTCAGGTTAGTCAAACAGCCGGTCAGATTAGCCAAACTGTATCAGACGTAAAAGCGCAAGTAGACGGTTTGTCAGTAGGTGGTAGGAACCTGTACACAGATACCAAGAATTTCGACAACCTAGCATCATGGTGGGGTTCTAGTCGGTGGACAAAAACTACGGATTCCTATAATGGACTAGCTGTAATTCAGACAACACAAGACTGGTCGGGAATAAGCCAATATATCCAAGTTAAAAAAGGTGATGTTTTAACTTATAGTGTATATGCAAAATATACAAGTGGTACAGGAACAAGTAGCATTTACTGGAAACTAAGCAATCAAACTGAAGGTAGTTATAGCACTGCTACAACCAATCCAGACAATAACGCAGTAACAATAACAGATTCATGGCAAAGAATTTCATTGACAATTACTGTCACTAGCGACGGGTATTTGCGCCCTCGACTTGAACGAACTAATAACAATACCAATACCCTGCAGATTGCTGGAATTAAGGTAGAACAAGGTAACATGCCTACAGACTGGACCCCAGCACCCGAAGACGTGGACAACAAGATTAGCACCGTGTCCCAGACCGTGGACAGCATCAGCAGTATCTTATCAGACCCAGCTACAGGTCTAACCAAGCGGGTACAGACAGCTGAGGGTAGCATTAGCACTGTACAAAGCAACGTGAGTGACCTACAGAGCAAGCAGACGCAGACGGCCAATGAACTAACAACCGAAATTAGTGACCGCCAAAAGGGTGACACCAATACGCTGACCCAAGCTAAGGACTTTACTACAAGCTCAATCAGCAATAGCGAGAGTGGCATGAGGTCACAGATTACCCAGACCAGTGATGCTATTTTGGCCCAAGTGTCTAATACCGGTGTTAGATACGTCCGCATCAACGGGCAAGGTAACCAAGATAACACAGGCACTCACTTTATGAGGGTGTCACTGTTTGACTCTAGCGGTAAGGACTTACTACTGGGAAAAACAGCTACAGTGAGTGGCCCAAACAGCCCTTACTTTCGTGACAACAACGGTGGTAATGGCGCAACAGATGGCAGTGTGACTACCTATAGTGCTATTTACCCTGAACCAAACGCAAACAACTTTATGGTTTATGACCTAGGTGCAGTAACGTATACGGCGCAACGGTTTGAAGTAAAAATGTGGACGAGTACCAGAACCTATAAAGGCGTTACTATTCAGGTCTCACCAGATAATAAGTCATGGCGGACAATCTTACAGGAAGATGTTAAGTCTATATCAGGCGACATAACTAAGCCTGACACAACAATCAACTTAGGTAGTACATCCTCAGCTACCCAGTTAGCCCTGTTAAAGGACAATTGGAGCATTGGAATTGCTGACAATGCCGGTGCGCTTGCCAGTGGCATAGCCGGAGACCTTAACGGCATGACATTGATCAGTAAAAAAATCACCCTTGATGGTAATACAACAGTCACAGGCGACTTCTATGCTAAAGGTGGTAACTTCAAAAATCTTAACGCCTCAAATATTACTGCTGGTAATTTGGATGCTGATGAAGTTAGAATAATAAATTTGGACGTTAATACACTTACTGGTGATGTGTCTAGGTTCTTAGAGACAAATTGGAATGGCGCGTATGGCAGTACAAAAATTACGAGTACTGGTATGAAAATTAACACACAATACATTCAAGCTGATTTTCAAGGATTCGGTATGGATTTTAGTTACAGCAACAAAAAAATCGGCGGCATGGGAATATCGCAATATCTAAACGGCGAGCCAGGATTATCTATGCGATTGGAAAGCAACGGTGCTTATATGTCATGGTCTGCTAGAAATGAGGGCGATTATACTGGATCATATGTAGATAAATTAGCTTGGTATCGTCAAGGAAAACCAGCTCTTGGTGGTAATTACGGCTTCATATTTTCTGACCGTGTTACGTTTAATAAACCAATAAATGTTGAAGGCGCATCAATTAATCTTGGTTTCAGACCGATAAATATTGACGGAAATCTCTTTCCTTTCTTTGGAAATCACGATAATATAACAGGTTTTACGTACACAAGTAATGAAATTTATATGGTATTGCAAAACCAATATGTAAACTTATCAAATGTAATTAAAGCGCTAAGCGGGTTGGGTACATGGTCAGTTCCAACCAATATCGATAGCACAGGCAAAGTCACACAATGGCGTAACGTCACTACTTAATATTAATAAAAAAGGGGAAAATTATGCAACCAAATAAAGATGTGATCATTAATAAGTTATTGCAACAGAACGCACAACTTACTTTTGATAAAGCGCAATTAGAAAGCGTTATTGAACAATACCAACAAAAAGCACAAGTAGAACAATCCGAAAAGGCAGAGGAGAAATAATCATGAATATGACAGTTGGAGATTTACAATTTAGTTTCGTTGACGGTAAGTTGACATTGAAGTACGCGTCAGTTTCATTTAACGCAGGCACATTCCCAAATAGCTTGAACGGTAATTTGCAGGTGACACCAGAAGACGGCGTTAGCATGACATCAACAGAAGATGACATCAAAGCAGCAGCTAAGAAGAAAATTCAAGCGCTTATCGCAGATGCTCCGGCAGAAAATGCAGAGTAACTCGTATGGCGATAAAGGAATTATTTGATGAGATAGGTTGGTTTGGGGCTTTGATTGTAGGTTTAACTGGTACGTCAATTTTTGGGTGGATCAAAGTTTGGAGTGGACAATTTAAGTTGCTGAAAAATGCTAGTTTAGCAACGCTTCATTCACAACTTTATGAGAAAGGCGGTCATTATATCGTCCGTGGTGCTATTACGTTGAGCGAGTTAGATGACTTAGAGTATACTTGGCAGGCTTATAAAGGTTTAGGCGGTAACGGCACTGGTGAGAAGATATATCAAAAGTGTCGTGAGTTACCAATTTCTGATTACGTTCCCAACAAGGCGTTTAAAGAAGTCGAAGATGTAGCAGCAGAACATGAAGCTAAGCGCAATGCCTAGCTTTTTTATTTGGAGGAAAACAAATTGAATAAATTAAAACGATTGGTGATTGCTTCTGTTGGAGCAGTTGCCTTTTTAGTTGCCACGATTTCAGGTGTATCAGCCAATACATTGGGTATTGATGTTGCTAGTTATCAAGGCACAACGACAAGCTATTTCAGCCAGTTTAAGAGCTATGGTGATAAGTTCACTATGGTTAAATTAGGCGGACGTGGCGGTGGTGAGGGTAGTCATTATGTGAACCCCAAAGCCTACGCACAAATTCATAACGCTGATGCCGTTGGTATGCAAACTGGTGGTTATTTCTGGGGTGAGTTTGGTGATTCAGTTAGTGAAGCGAGTTACCACGCGCAATTAGCTGTACAAGACGCACAAAACGCTGGATTAGCCAAGGGTAGTTACATTGCATTGGATTATGAAGCAGGGGCTGGCGCTAACAAGGCCAATAACACCACGGCTATTTTGACGTTCATGGACGCCATCTACGCTGCTGGCTATAAGCCAATGCTTTATTCTGGTACTTATTATGTGAATGCGAACATTGATTTGAACCGTATCAACGCACGTTATCCAAACGCTTTGTGGTTAGCTTGGTACTCGACTACTGCGCACCAAGCAACGCCTCCTATGCAATACTTCCCGAATTATTCCAACGTGAAGATTTGGCAGTATGCAGATAATCATTTTGGTGTAGACGGGAACGTTATGGTAGTTGGTTCATTGGATAACAACACACCAGCTGAAGATGTAGCTAAGCCAACTAACCGACCAACTGATGAACAACCAGCAGCAACCGCTGATAAGACGCAATATGCGACATTTAGTGGTGTGTATGTAGCGGACGTTTGGAAGAAGTGGCAGGGCAAGTATTACGGTGTCAACAAAGACATGGGTATTCCAGTCATTGACTACAATAACTACATGCCTGTTGGTGCCATTACTTTGACCGACAAGTACGGCCACAAGCTACGTAATCAAACGATCCAAGGAAACAACGGACGTATGGAGTATTTCACACTTGACGGTAAGTACAAGGTGCTAAGCCAAACTGCCACGGCTGTTGAAGTGCAAATGAACGGCGAACCAGTCTGGATGATGAAGTCGTTCGCGACAATTAAATAAATGAGGTTAAAAAATGCAAGTAAATAGTATTTCAGATGTTATTATCGCAGTCGCTTTGGCAGCTATTCCAATCATTGGTGGTTGGATTGGCAAGGTCATTACTGGTAATAGCAAAGCCACAACGTTGATTAACGTTCTATCACCACTTGCTAAGGCTGCAATCGTGGCCATGCAAAAATTAGGTGTGACACAGTACCTAGATGGTGAAGCCAAGAAATTGGGTGCGGTTGATATCGTTAAAAAGTCGTTATTAGCATTAGGACTTTCAAATGCGAATGAAACACTAATCAAGAACGCTATTGAAAAAGAATATGCTGTATTGATTAATGAGTTGAATCAGACGTACCCACAGATGACGGCTGAACAAGCAAAAGCACAAGAAGCGGCTGCAAAACAAGCAAGTGAAGTAGCTAAGGCTGATGAGTTAGCCAAAGCACAACAAGCATTGGCAGATGCGCAAGCTAAGGTCAACGCTTTACAAAAATAAATAGACTAAAAGACCCGATCAGATTAATTTCTGGTTGGGTCTTTTTTGTTGAAAATAAATATATTTTGAAAAAAATACAATAGTGTGATAAATTTACTTATAGCGTATCTACGCTGACCCAGTGTTTAATCATAGTTTTCTCTACAATAAGAAAAATTATCCCTTTCCTTGGAACATGTTTGAAGATATGTTCTATAAATTCTCCACATTTATGATTAAGCACTGGGTTTTTGGATAAATATAAACGACCCATATCTGATGTAGGTCGTTTTTTATTAACATAAAAGATGACCGTTAATTCGGTTGTATTAGATGGCTTCTAGAATCTATATAATATAGTAGAAAAACCAGCGTATAGTATGCTGGTTTTTTACGTCCGAATCTGTAGCAAATTTGTAGCAAATTGTAGCAAAAATAACAAAAACTGACGTAAACTCACAATAACTCTAAACAACCCAAAACCCTTACATAACAAGGGTTTACGCAACAAAAAACCGCTCTACCAACAATTGTGGTAAAGCGGTGAAAATGCGCTGGGGGGGAGTCGAACCCTCGACCTGCCGGGTAGAAACCGGCTGCTCTATCCAGCTGAGCTACCAGCGCAATACAATTAATATCATAGCATAAATGACGCGATTGATAAAGAATGAATGCGCCTATTTTGTTCATTAGAAATTCATAGTATACTATATACAATGAAGACAT